ATCGATAAAATCATTACCGTATCGTATGTGAAAGGTAGCGTCTTCATAGTGTTGTTTTATCTTTGGCCAAAGATATTGCAATATTGGTATAAGTCCTCTATTATAGGAAGACGTATAACAAAAATGCGTTTTGTTCATTTCATTTTGATTGGCTCTAAGTTCCGGTTTGTACATATTTATTTTTTCTATTTCTAACCCATTTGGCTGAACTACAAACTTAGCAACTGGTAAATGCTTGTAAAGAGTCTTATGATAATTAGATTTTACGAAAATCTTGGTCACCTTGTGTTCTACAAAATGTGGTAATAATTTATTAGGGTCAGTGACGTCGTGAAGGTCCACAAGGATTTTTTTGGCCCATGTAATATTAGGTAAGGCTTCCAAGCCGAAGCCACGCCATAAAATAATTATATTAAAATGGTCATTTGTTACAAATTCTTCATATCGCTTGTATATTACATCATTTTGCGTAGTTGGTTCTACATTACCATATACGGTCACATCATATCCCGCCTTGGCAAATTGCTCAGATAGATTTACGACCGCTTTTTCTGAACCACCTAGGTCAGTGCTTGAAGGACCAAAACGAATCCGTGAATTACCACAGTAATAGACTATTGATTGATTCGACCATTCTATTGGCTTACGTATAGGTTTATTGAAAAACCCCACGTAGGGTAATTCGTGTCCAAGACTGTGTAGAATCACACCCATTATTTTTTGGTTGGCTTTTCGAGCTCTTAAGGAAAACGAAAAATCCTCACCTAACCAATAGCGCTTACCATGTAGGTTTTCGATAAGGGGATGGAAAAAAGGAATGCAAGTTTCGTCTTTGACTGGGTCATCTGAAATTGTAACACGGTCTAGTTGTTCATGGACCTTCATCCATTCGTGAACTTTTTTAGTAGCCTTATATGTAATACAAAGGAATCCAGTGGCAGCAAAATCTAAAGGAATATTTTCGGCAGTTTTAAACTCATATCCAGATGGTATACTAGTATGTAAATTGGCTCTATTTGCATAAATACCGGCTCTAAGGTCCCCTGACAGGTTTGTGACTCTTATTATATCTGAGGGTTCAAACACTTGGTCTGTATCAATAAACATAAATAGGTCATTAGGTTTGGCTTGGTCATACCATTCCGTTAATAAAATAGAGCGTGCGTGGGCTATATTTGATTTGCCAAGAAGATATTTGATATTCACAGGTGTTTTTAATTTTGTTTTTAGTTGGTCTAAGGCTTCTATAAGGTTCATAGCAAAGCGGGCATTTATTTGTAATTTGGCAGGAAACCCTATTGTGAGAGTCATTCTAAATTAATTATTTAATTTGGCGTTAGGTTCTTTCATGGTCTAAAGATTAATTTACTAAGATATACTAAACGCCTTAGTTGTTTACTTTATGGTATTTCATACTATAGATGACGTTAATATATTTTTAAGTTCATATTATGAAAATTCACCCTTATATAATAAACCTGAACCTATTAAAGAACAAGGTTATGATGCAGTTCGCTGTATATATTTTAAAGAATTTGTAAAGAATGTGGCTTGTACATATTCTGTTGTTATACCAGTTCATAATCAGGAATCAATTATTCGACAAAATTTATTATCTGTTATAAATTGTACAAAAGGCTTCTATGAAATTATTATAATTTTAGATGCATGTGATGATAATACTAAGGATGTAGTTTTAAATTGTTTTGAAAATTTAGAGACGGCATTAGACCTAATAAGGGTCATAATTTGTGAATCGTCAGACGTTCCCCTATTTGAAACGGTGTGTGATAATATAGGTTTTCGCATAGGGTCTGGCAAATGGTTACTAGAAATTCAAGCTGACATGTTTATGACAGAAATAGGGTATAATCTTGCCTTAGTACGACCATTTTTATTATATGATGATGTGATTGCTGTCAGTGGACGATGTAGCCATAGCCTTGATGAAAAACAATATGTAGGTAAATTTGCAGATTTGATTATAAAGAGTGTATTAGAACTGGGTCTTGACAGTAATAAATTTTATGTCAATGAAGTTTGTAATCGTGGACCCTTATTATTGTGTAAAGAAAAGGTACACTTAATGGGCTATTTAGATGAGACCAACTTCTATTTGGAATATAGTGAAATAGATTTGATGTTGCGGGCTTATGAAACGAAAAAATGGATTTGTGGTTATGTTCCGATTGATTTTAATAGTCCCTTACATGATGGTAGTACTAGAAAGGAACGGGATGCTATTAATAATTATATTTTAAATGTACGTAAAAATCGTGGTAATGGAGGTTTGGTAAAGACCTATTTAGGACGTGGCATTTTTAGACCTGGATATATATTACCCTTATAAGGCTTTAGACGGAAGATATTCTATACTTATTATAGAGATTCATGGACTTACAACAATACGGAATTTTTGAACTATGTACCCAAGAAGACCCTATTACAGCGGAAAATGGTCAGGCGTTCGGTCGTTGCAAGCAACCGAATGCTAGTAATCCGGCCTATGTACCTATATATGTACCAAAAAATGCCTGTCCCGACCCGGTCAATTGCGACCCACGTCAAAACGAACGTGTATGTCCCGTGAATCCCAGTCGTTCATTACCTTTGAGTAATGATGAATATTTACGTAAGAAAATACGGAACGGCGGTCGTCCGTTATCTAACTCCTATTTGCTTCAGACCAATGCGGATACTGGTAAATACAGAACTACTATATGGACAGAAGCGGGTACTAGTTACAAACCTTCCACTAGTAAGGGTATTGACTTGGGTGTCTTACCTACCGCACCTCCTGTTACTGGAACAGGTGGAACTGCTCTAGATGCCGGTACATTAACGCAAATACGTATGGCGATTGCTGGCCGTGGCTCTTTCAGTCCCTTGGATTTGAACGGGCGACGTTTTGAGAATATTACAACCATTCGACGCATGGGTTTAGCTATCATATCCAATCCTGGAAATACACAGCCTTGTATATCATGTGACTTAAGTGGTACTAGTGCGTCCGTAATTATTGGACCGCATCAATGTACCTGTAACGAAAATATGTATCGCACTGTGCGTGGCAAGTTTGGATTTTTGTGGGAAAAATATTCGAATGGTGTTTGCTATACTTCACCTGCTGTTTCAGCAGATGGTCGCCTAATCTACGTCGGCACAGTCGGTGAGGTTTTGGCAATCGATACAGAGGCAGGTAATATTATCTGGCGCTTTAGTAACCCCTTTACGGGTGATAGTTTTGTCTTTAGTAATATTAGTATTGGTAGTGATGGAACTGTCTATTTTGGAGGTTCATATGCTCCTTATTTTTTTGCTGTCGATGGCTTGCGTGGTACACTTAAGTGGTCCTATACACCTGGAAATACTGCTACTAATTTTGCAGGAAAGGCGTGTTTTAGCGTCAATGAAAATTTGGTCTATGTAACAAGTAATGGTTTAATTGCTACTCTTTATGCTTTTAATTTAAAGGGAACTCTATTATACACTTACACGAATGGCGACTTGGCTGATAATAATACAGTTCAGTCGCCGACCGTTGGACCTGATGGGACAGTTTATTTTACATACGATGGCAAATTAATCGCTTTGACTGATGGATTATCATTTAAGTGGGAAGTTGCGTGCGGTAATATTGGTAGCACGTATGGTGTGAACTACTACAGCCCAGTTGTTGATTCTGTTGGTCTCATTTATGTAGGTTCTGATAACGGGTCATCTAGACTGTATTGTTTTATTGATAATGGCTCTTCGGCAACTCTAAAATGGAGTTATTTGGCTCCTGTGTCTTCTTATGTACTGTCGCCCTTTATTGGTCCAAATGGACAAGTCTATGTATGCGTGAACCCTAATTCAAACTTCCCTGGAAAACTTTTATCACTTTCGTCTGTAAATGGTGCAATTCGATGGACGTATGAATTTTTTACAATAAACTTTTTGAATTTTATCTTTGCTGGACTAGGTTCAAGGAATAAGATTTATATTACAAATATAGTTGATTCAAGTTTGGTTGTCTTAAAGGACTTGGGCTCTTCCTTTAAACAGCATGCCGTCCTTTCAAATCCTTCGGCTACATCTAGCGTGTATGGTTCGTTCACATTGTCACCGCCCGTTGCTGGACCTGGTGGTTCGGTATATTGGTGCAATGGAAATGAAACATCGCCTGGAATCTTTGGAGCGGGTTACCCTGTTTCCATTGTTCTGAATAAAAAGGATGTAGTACAACCACCCGTCTTCAGACCGGTTATTTTTACTCCTGCACTAACAGCACACACCACCGAAAAAGTGGTTCTCAAACCGAAGTATACGCTAGGACGCCCTTCGGTCTAAGGCATAAGCCCTTCGGTCTAAGGCATAAGCCCTTCGGTCTAATCACCCGTGTAAAGGCGTCCGCGGACACGGAAGCTGTTCTTGAAATAGCCGTTGTCCTCTGCATGAACGTCGCACGTGGTGTGCTGGCGCGACCAGTCGATGACCTTGCACTGGTCGCAGCAAATCCAGTGGTAAGTATAGTCGCCTTGTCCCTTAACGGCAAGGGCTAATGCGAAGGTCTGTGCGTCCTTCTCCTTTAGTGCCTTCTGCTTGCCCTCAGGGCTTTTCTCAAAGACCTTCTGGGCCTGGCGCTCAGCACTAAGGCTGTTAACAATGGACTGAAGAGCCAATACGTCGTCCAGGTGCCATGACTTCGTCTTTGGCTGCCACTTGCCACCGAAGGCCTTGATGTAGTCTTTCAGGGTAAAGGTATCGTAGCCACTGATGACCCAGTTCGTGTCCACCTTAGTCGCGTAGAGCTTCACAAACTTGGCGGGCTTGAACTCCATTACTTTTGCTTTTAGCTTTGTACTTCTTTGGTACAGAACTTTTGGCTGGTGTGATATTTCATAAATAAGTTTATACGATTTCAATTTTTCTTATTTTATTACAGTCAAATACTTAACTTAAGTATTTGACTGTAGCTTTTAATCTTTATAATTATTAGATGGATAAAACTAAGAAAAGGTCAGTGCGTATTTCTAACACTGTAAATGTGCGCAATAACTATTCTACCCGTAAAAATAATGGGTCAGTGAATCGTATTGTTTATAATTATCAGGGTCTAACAAAAAATACTGAGGGATATTCAATGTCAAACAGACGCCATATACCGACTGTTTCTGCTTCTCTTGCTGTTTTGGGTGATAGAAAGTCAGGTGTCAAGACCAATACGTCACTCAGTTATGCCAACACATATAGTCGCCCGTCTGGGAAAAATAGTAGCAAAGCCCGGCAAAATGTAATTGAAATGAAGAAAGTATTTGGAAATAAATATGCTAATGCTCTTTATCATCTGGGTTTGGCCCGTGAAGAGATGCAACCCAAGGTCAATGCACAGACACGTAAATACAGGGAAGACAAATACTTACTGGAGGAAAAATATAAGAAAACATACGAAGACCAGCTGGCATTATTAACGAAGGCTCAGAC